CAGGCGGACCGCAAGCGCGCGTACAAGCTGATCGGCGGTAGGGGGCGGTGATGACCGACAACCGCCTGAAATCACTGGCCGAGCGCATCGAGCGCCTGATGGATGAGCGCGACGGCATCGCCTCCGACATTCGCGACATTTACACCGAGGCGAAAAGCGCGGGCTACATTCCAAAGGCGCTCCGCAAGGTGATTGCGCGCCTGCGGATGGACCCTGCCAAGCTGGCAGAGGATGACACGCTGATCGAACTATACGAGGCCGCGCTAGGGCCGGTAGGGAAGGCCATGAAGGCGGTTCGCGAGGGCGCGACGTGGCAAGAGGCGAGCGAGGCTACTGGCGTTCCACGGGCAACTTTGGCCCGCGCAGAGGCGGTATCAAAACGCCGCGAAATGATACCGGAGCTGGAGACGGGGGCCGCCACCGTGGTGGCGACGGGCAATCTCGACGCCCAACCCCCTGAGCCTCGCGAGGCGGACGCGGAGTCTACCACAAGCCAAACTGAAGCTGAAGCACTCGCAGCCATGGAAGCCGCAGGCGAGCGGTTGCGCCAGATGCGTGCGGAGCGCGGTCTATGACCATCCGCGAAGCCGAGGCAGAGGGACGGGGAATGAAACCCGAGTATCAGGCGTTTCTCGCGGCCAAGCGCCCGCGCGCTCATGCGACAGGGATTGAGCCGTCAGCACTTAATGCGGGGCTGTTCGACTTCCAGGCCGCGTGCGTCGAGTTCGCGCTACGGCAGGGAAGGTGCGGGCTCTATCTAGACACAGGATTAGGCAAGACGTTCTGCCAGCTTGAGTGGGCAGATAAGGCGATGCGGGCCAGCAATGGCCGCGCGCTGATCCTGACGCCGCTTGCGGTCGCCCGGCAGATGGAGCGTGAGGCGCACGCCCGAGGCTACGACGCCCGCGTTATCCGCGACCAGTCGGAAGCACGCGCCGGCATCAACATCTGCAACTATGACCGGCTGGACCGGATCGAGCCGGATGCGTTCGGAGTGGTGTCACTAGACGAAGCGAGCATTCTCAAGAACTTCAGCGGCAAGACGACCCGCGCGCTGATTGAGACCTTCCGAGATCATCGGTTCAAGATGGCCGCGACTGCGACCCCGGCGCCTAACGATCACATGGAGCTGGGCCAGCAGTCCGAATTCCTCGGCGCGATGAACGGGAACGAAATGCTGTCCCGCTTCTTCATCAACGACGCCTCAACTGCGTCGCAGACGTGGCGCTTGAAGAAGCACGCAGAGAATTCCTTTTGGGAATGGATGGCGTCTTGGTCGAGGATGGCACAGTCGCCGGACGATCTGGGATTTGACGGCGCGCGCTACGTCCTGCCGGAATTAAAGATCATTCGGCATAAGGCAGCGTATGGCGAAGTAAAGCCGATGGACGGCAGCCTGTTCGCGATGGAAATGTCCGCCACGTCGATGCACGCCACGAAGAGGCAGACGGCATCCGCACGAGCGGATGAGGCGGCGCGGCTGGTCGATACCAGCACTCAGCCGTGGGTCGTCTGGTGCGACACGGACTATGAGGCAGACGCCATCGCCCAGCGCATCCCCGATGCGATCGAGGTACGCGGTTCCATGCCGATCGAGCGCAAGGAAGAAAACCTCGCGGCGTTCGCGGACGGATCAGCCCGCGTCATCATTACGAAGCCCAGCGTGGCTGGCATGGGGCTCAACTGGCAGCATTGCGCCAGGATGGCCTTTGTGGGCCGCAGCTTCAGCTACGAGGCTTGGTATCAGGCAGTGCGCAGGTGCTGGCGCTTCGGCCAAACCAAGACCGTCGAGGCCCATATCATTGTCGCTGAAGGCGAGGATCAGATCGGGCGCGTGATCGACCGGAAGGCCGACGAACACGCCAGCATGAAGCGCGCGATGGCCGCCGCGATGAAGCGCGCCACGACACAAGCCACGCGCCGCCTTGTTGAATATCAGCCGAAGCATGAGGGGAGGACACCGGCATGGCTACGATCCGCTGCCTGAACGAGAAGCACGGCGACAGGTTCGCCGCGTATCATGGTGATTGTGTCGACGTGGTCGGCCAGTTGCCGGACAACAGCGTCGGCTTTTCTGTTTACTCGCCGCCGTTCGGCTCCCTGTTCGTGTACTCGGAAAGCATATCCGACATGGGCAACAGCACTGACGAGCAGTTTCGTGACCAGTATGCGTTTCTGGTCCGCGAGAAGCTGCGCGTGACCAAGCCCGGCCGGTTGACTGCGGTGCATTGCTCCGACCTGCCGCTAACCAAGTGGAAGGACGGCGCGGTCGGGATCAAGGATTTCAGCGGAGACATCATCCGCATCCACGAGGATGCCGGGTGGATACTGCACTCGCGCCGCACGATCTGGAAATGCCCGGTAGTCGAGATGACGCGCACGAAGCACGTCGGCCTGCTTTACAAGCAGTTGCAGAAGGACAGCGCCAAAAGCCGAGGAGGTATGCCGGACTATCTGATGACGTTCGTCAAGCCGGGCGACAATGCCGAGCCAATCAATCACACGCCAGAGAATTTCCCGCTGGATCAGTGGCAGGAATGGGCGTCGCCGGTATGGATGAGTGTCAACCAGACGCGCGTTCTGAACGTGAAGGCCGCGCGCAATGCCAACGACGAGCGCCACCTTTGCCCGCTGCAGCTTGACGTGATCGACCGGGCGCTGGTCATGTGGTCCAACCCAGGCGATGTGGTCCTGAGCCCGTTTATGGGCATAGGCAGCGAGGGCTATTGCTCACTCAAGGCGAAGCGTCGATTTATCGGCGTAGAGTTGAAGCCCGAATACTTTAATCAGGCTTGCCGCACTCTGGGCGACGTGGAGGCCAGCGCCGCAACTCTGTTTGACGCAGTGGCAGCATGACTCGCCGCCGTTGCCCCGCCGCGAAGCTAATTCTTGCCGAGCTTCAAGCCGACAAGGCCCAGGCTCGATACAACCGCACGCGCTCCCACAAGGCACGCTTTGACCTGATAGCCGCCCGTGCTGCTGCTGTAGCCGCAGCGCGGTGGAGGCGATAGTGGCGCGCAATAAGTACGGTGCCCGCAAGACCGTTGTGGACGGCATCACGTTTGACAGCGTGCGAGAGGCGAACCGCTGGCGCGATCTGCAGGCCCTGGAAAAGGGCGGCCAGATCAGCCAGCTAGAGCGGCAGTTGACCTTTGTGCTTGCGCCTGCGGTCAACCTTTACGGCGAGAAGCGCAAAAAGACGGCGCTCCGCTATGTGGCGGACTTTCGATATTTTGATGGCAAAGCTGGCCACTTCATTATCGAGGACGCCAAAGGCCGCGACACGCCCGTCTCGCGCATCAAGCGCCACCTCATGAAGTCCGTTTACGGAATAGATGTGAGGATTAGCTAGATGCCCAGGCCCAAAGGCTTCAGCCCCTCCCCGGAGACGCGCGCTAAGACAAGCGCAGCCTTGAAGGCAAGAATGCAAGACGACCCAGCCTTCCAGGCGCAAGTGCTGGAAGCACTCACGCGGGGCCGTTCCTGCGTCAAGACCCAAGGCCGCCCGCCGCGCAAGCGGCCGATGCGAGGCACGCCGGAATCGGGCCTATTCGAGAAGATCCGCAAGGCGCTGGGCTCTGCCGCCGCGCACGCCGAGTTGAGGAGGGGAGCGAATGGCTAGGATCAGAACCATAAAGCCGGAGTTCTTCACCAGCGATGACACCTGTTCACTGAGCCCGCTTGCCCGGCTGCTCTACGTCGGCTTGTGGTGCGAGGCCGACAGGGAAGGGCGGCTTGTCTGGGCGCCGCGCACGTTCAAGCGCCGCTATTTGCCGGAAGATGACTGCGAGATCGAAACTGTCTGCGAGGAACTAAGGGATGCCGGACTAGTCGTCATGTATGGCGATACCCTGGCGCATATCCCCACCTTCCTAAAGCACCAGCACGTCAATCCGCGCGAGGCTGCATCGACCCTACCAAGCCCAGACGACGACGCGTCAGGCACGCGTCAGGCACGCGTCAGTGACGCGCAGGTAGGAAGGGAAGGAAAGGAAAGGGAAGGAAAGGAAAAACAATCTAACGATTGTTCCGCCGATGGCGGGAAGGCAAAGCGCAAGTCGAAGTTGCCGGAAGATTGGGCTCCGACTGCCGAGCAACTGGAATACGCCAGAGCGCAGGGCTGTGCAGACCCAGCCGACACCGCCGCACGGTTCCGCTTGCACCATCAGTCCAAAGGCACGCTTGCGCTCGATTGGGACAAGGGCTTTCAGTACTGGTGCCGCAACGAGAGCAATTTCCGCCGCCCGCAGGCCGGTAAATTTGACCGTACAGAGGCTTTGCCGACTTCCCGCGACGGAGACAGCCAATGGAGCGCGAGATTGCGTGGCTGGCGTCCTGGGCGCTTCTGGAATCGAGGCGATTGGGGGCCAGATCCGACCGAGCCGGGGTGCAGGGCTCCCGCCTCTGTCCTGAGCAACTGGCGAAGCGAGGCCATGCAATGAACCGCAAAGCCTTTATGGGGAACGCATGAGCAACCCCGACGACAACAAGGAACTGGTGGAGATCGTCGCGAAGGCTGCGCGCGAGCTTGGGAAAGCCTCGATGCGCGCCCGCGCTGCGCTCCTCACACATACCGCAGAGGAGGGGAAATGACTTTCAGAAACCCCGGCTGGTACTGGGTCAAGCGCGTTGCAGATGAAGACTGGCAGCCCGCCCGCTGGGCTCCAATGAAAGAATACCCCGGAGAATGGCGCTGGGAATTTTTTTACTACCGAGGCGAAATCCATCGAGGGCGCGTCCATCGCGTCGGAAAGCGCATTCATGCTCCGTCTTGATCCACCAATTCCTGTAACCGTCATGACCGACACCTTGCCGACAGGTGTTGAGGCCAAGAGCGGGCGCGGCTGGTGCTACGCCTGGAAAGAGTGCGGCATTGACGGCCACCGTATGTGGATCGTCGTCATGGACGAAACAGGCGAGGTGATAGACGTGCCGCAGCCGGAAATCATTGTCGATCCCAATTGGTCTTACGGGAGGCGCATTTGAACGGCAGACTCTGGACCGCAAACGACACCGCCACTTTGCGCCGTATGGCTGGAGCCGGATATTCAGACGGCGAGATTGCCAGCCATCTAGGCTTTGCCCGCGAGACGGTCACGCGACGCAGACTGTGCCTTGGCTACGCCGCCAGCTTGAAACTTGGGTGGCGACGCCGGTTCATCCGAGATGTTAGGATCGCGGCATGAGCAAGCCCCTAACACACCAGCAAATGCGCTGGAATCGCCACTGGAATTGCCGGCTGGAAGCGGACCCGATGGCGCGGGCAATTTGGAAAGCCGCTAAGGGGAGGTTGACGGTAAAAGAAGCTATCAAATGCTCCGACGCGGCTAGGAATTCCCTTCTTTTGGAAGCTGAACTATTGGCGGCAGCCGCTTATCCGCAGGTAGTCGCGCAGATCGGCAAGGAATTTGGCAGTTCAAACAAGAACGACGCCGTATATCGCCGCATGAAGCAGCTCGGAAAGTCCTTGACTTTCTAAATCACAACTAACGCATATGGGAAACCGTTACACCTCAAGAGGTTAGCGGTTGGGCTCCAGACCATCCCCACGCAAGAAAATCAGGACTTTGACAGAGGCCCAATTAAGGGCCGAAATCGTTGCGTGCGAAGCCTGCAAGTGCCGCCCGTGTGCAATCCGTAAGCATGATGCCGAGGAACAGCTTGCGTTCCTTGTATCGCAGGCAAAGCCGGAACCGACAGAAGATTTAAGCGGGTTCGATCCCGTGCTTTTGGCTGTTGGCATTAGGATGCCCAAGGCCAAACAGAAGCGCCTTTTGGAGCCTGCAGCCAAAGCGGCGGCGCGCGCGAATTTCATCAAGCTCGTGAAGTTCCGGAGAACCACGGAAGGCATTGCCCGAGAGCAGGGCTACTTTGACCGCTTCCAAGGTATTCGCGGAACCGTGGTGCGCGGATGAAAAAGCCATCCGGCCCCTTCGCGGACAAGCTATGGCGTGACGCCATCCGGAAGGCCGCTCTAGAGCAGGCCGAGGCAAAACGCGGCCCCAAGAAGTTGGAGCTTGCCGCCCGCGCCCTTGTGAACGCAGCCATCACGGGCGACGTGAGCGCGGCCAAGGAAATGGGCGACCGGCTCGACGGCAAGGTGCCCCAGGCTGTGACAGGCGAGGGCGGCACCGGCCCTGTTGCATTGGCCATCTCATGGCTGCAACCCAGCACATAACCATCCCCTACGCCCCGCGCCGGGCCTTCCTGCCGTACCACGAGAGCAGCAAGCGTTGGCGCGTGATTGTAGCTCATCGCCGGGCGGGCAAGACCGTGGCGACCGTGAATCAGCTTATCCGCTCGGCGCTGACTTGCGACAAGCCCAGCCCGCGCGTTGCCTACATCGCTCCGCTCTACAAGCAAAGCAAAGACGTGGCGTGGTCTTACCTTAAGGAGTTCACGCGGGTTATTCCGGGCTCTGAGGCAAACGAAAGCGAATTGCGGGTGGACCTACCCAACGGAGGCCGGATTCGCTTGTACGGGGCTGATAACCCCGATGGGATGCGCGGCATCTACCTAGATGATTGCGTGCTGGACGAGTTCGCCGACATGCGGCCCCGCGTGCTGCCTGAAATCATCCGCCCGGCCCTGTCAGACCGTAAGGGCAGCCTGACCATCATTGGCACGCCTCGCGGCCATAACGACTTCCACAAGGCTTGGCAGCAGGCACAGAACGACCCCGATTGGTACGGCGTCATGCTCAAGGCGTCGGAAACCGGGCTTGTAGATGCCGAAGAATTGACCGCCGCGCGCAAACTGATGACGCCGGAGCAGTACGAGCAGGAATTCGAGTGTTCGTTCGAGGCGGCTATCCAAGGCGCGTATTGGGGCAAGGAAATGGCCCAGGCAGAGCGCGACGGCCGCATCTGCGATGTCCCGGTCGATCCTGACTTGCCCGTCTATACCGCGTGGGACTTGGGCGTGAAGGACAGCACAGCCATCTGGTTCTTTCAGATCATGGCCGGCGGCGTGAACGTCGTGGACTTCTACGAGGCATCCGGCGTCGGTGTGGAGCATTACGCCGAAGTCATGGAGAAGAAGGGCCACACCTACGGCCCGTGTCTCGTCCCTCACGATGCGATGGTCCGCGAGTGGGGCACTGGCCGAACCCGCGTTGAAACCATGCGCCGGCTCGGCCTGAAGCCTGAACTTGTGCCGGATCACGCACGCATGGACGGCATCAACGCCGGCCGCTTGACCATCCCCCTGTCGCGCTTTGACCGCGTGAAGTGCGCTGAGGGGTTGGAGGGCTTGAGGCAGTACCGCGCCGAATACGACGAGGAGCGCAAGGTATTCAAGCCGACGCCGCTCCACGATTGGGCATCTAACCCGGCCGACGCCTATCGCTATCTGGCTGTCGGCTGGAGAGCCATCAAGGCAGCCGAACCGCCGGCCAAGTCCACGGTGGATTTCTTCATCGGCACCCCCGAGGGCGCGATTACCTCGAACCTCTCCATCAAAGAAATGATCGAGCGCCAGTCTGCGCGCCGGAAAGAACGTGAGGGCGCATGATCGGCCAAACCTCCGAAGTGACCAGCGCCGACAACGGCACGGTGGACACCCTCGCCAAGACCATCAAGTCGCAGCAGGATTTTCATAAGTATTGGATGTCGGCCATCGAACTAGCCGGCAAGACGGAACGCGACTGGCGCGAGGACGCCAAAACGGCGATTTCGCAATTCCGGTCCGACAAAGACGGGTATCGCACCGCCAAATTCAACATTCTCTATGCAAACATTCAGACGGTTTGCCCGGCGATCTACAATAGCGTGCCGTCTGTGGACGTTCGGGCGCGCTTTGGCGAGGCCATGCCGGTGGAACCGCCTCCGGTGCCGCAGAACGACCCGCAAGCCCAGCAAATGGCCGCACAGGCCACGGCAATGGCCCAGGCGGATGCCGAGCGGAAGAACAAGGACCGCAGCAACGTCAGCCAGACCATCGAGCGGGCCATATCGGTTCAGTCCGATCTGTACGATTACGACGACGCGCTGAAGTCGGCCGTCAAGGACCGGGAATTGCTGGGCCGCGCCGTGACGCGCCTGCGTCTCAATCTGGTCAACGGCCAGGATGAGACGGACCAGGAAACCGGCAACGAAATCCCCGGCGCCGTGGTGTCGAAGCACATCACTTGGGAGCCGGTGATCTGGGACGACTTCCGCCTTGGACCGGCCAAGCGGTGGCAGGATACGCCGTGGATCGCCTTCCATTGGGTGTTCACGCGCGACGAACTGGAGGGGCTGAACCCGGAACTGGCGTGGAAGGTCAATCTCGACGCCACCGTCGAAGGCCAACCCGACAAAGACGCGCTGACGCCCGACACGTTCAAGCGCGCCAACGTGTGGGAGATTTGGGACCGCTCCAAGCGCAAGATTTATTGGCTGGCCGAAAGCTACGACCAGGGGCCGCTGAAGATCGAGGACGACCCCTATAAACTGCTCGGCTTCTTCCCGATTCCGAAGCCGCGCCTCGCCATCGAAACCACGGACACGCAGGTTCCCATCTGCCCGTTCATGGTGTGGCAGGCCCAGCAGGCGGAGATGAACAGCCTCACCCGGCGTATCGGGGCGCTCATCAACGCAATCAAGTTCCGTGGCATCTACGACGGCGCGTTCGAGAACGCGGTCAAGGCCATGAAGAACCTCGACGAGGGCGAGATGGCCCCGGCGCCGGACGCGGCCCGCGCGCTGGTACAGGGCGACATTGAAAAAGCCTTCTGGCTTATGCCCATCGAACAGGCGGTTGCTACGCTGAAGCAGCTTTATGAGAGCCGCGAGATGTGCAAGCAGGTCATCTACGAACTGACCGGCGTTGCCGACATTCTCCGGGGCTCGACCAAGGCCAGCGAGACGCTCGGCGCGCAGGAACTGAAGGCCCAATGGGGCAGCCTCCGTCTGCAGAGCGCGCAGCAGGACATTCAGCTACACGCCCGCGACCTTATGCGGATGACGGCCGATTTGATGGCCGAGCATTTCACGCCGGAAGAACTGGAGGCGATGACGGGCATCGCGCTTACGCCGGAGCAGGTGAAGCTGCTGAAAACCGACATCAGCCGCGAATTCAATATCGACATTGAGACGGATGGCACCATCAAGGCCGATCTGGGCAAACAGCAGGAGAACGTTGGCGGCTTCGTGCAGGGGCTTGGCTCGTATTTCGAGGCTGTCGGCCCTGCCGTGCAGGCTGGTTACATGACGCCGCCCGAAGCCGTGGGCTTGGCCCGCACGTTCGCCCGCAACTTCAAGTTAGGGCGGCAGGCGGATCACATTCTGGACGAATGGCAGAAGCGCCTGGACGCCAAGGCTAAGGAGCCGCCCGCGCCGCCGCAGCCCGATCCCAAGCTACAGGTCGAGCAGATCAAGGCTCAGACCGCGCAGCAGCAGGCACAGGCGGAAATCGCCAAGACCCAGATGCAGGGCCAGATTGACCAGCAGACCATGTCGCAGGAGGCCCAACTAAAGCAGGCCGAGTTCGATATGCGCATGCAGGAGATGCAGGCCGAGCAGCAGCGCGCCCGCGAGACCCACGCCATGGAGATGCAAAAACTCCAGGCGGACGCGGCGCTCACGGCAGGCAAGCACGCTCTCGCCGTCGACCAGCAATCCCGCGCCCACGAGATGGGCCGGGAGAGCCACGCGCAGGGGCTGGAGGCGCTGGAGGCCAAGCGCAAGGCGGCCAAGGGCAATGGAGCAGCCAAATGAGCGAGCGTGACGCTGCGATTGCGCGATTGAATGCGCTGGCGGGCGTGGATGAGCGCGGCTGCATTTTGCCGCCGACAGACGAAGACCTGGCAGCCGGCATTGACCGTCGTGTGCTGTCGTTCTGGCGCAATCCCGCAACCGCCGAAGCAAACCCCTTAGACGGCGAGAGGCTATGGGCATGATCACGCGATTCTACGGCTCTGCCACACCGCAGCCGCGCCCCCAGATCCGCGCCGAGGAACTGGAAGCCTACCGCGAGGAGTTCCGCAAGATCGGCCCGCGCCACCGCAACGTCGACCGCTGGGAACATGATCTCGGCTGGACGATCGATCCAAGGGTGGCCGACGACTACCTCGCGCTGGATTACCAATGAGCGTAGACCGCTACGTCCTGCGCGGCGACCAGTGGGTTTCCAAGGCCACCGGCAAGCCCATGCGCACCCGTGGCGACTTCGTGCCCACCCCCCAGATCACCCGCGACATCGCCCCGTACATGAGCATGGCGAGCAAGAAGATGATCGACGGACGCGCCGCCCAGCGCGAGGACCTGAAGCGCACCGGCTGCCGCGTGGTCGATCCTGGCGAATACAAGCCGACTTACGAATCGAAGAAGCGGGCCAAAGCGCACGGGCGCGAGTGGACGCCGCGTGCCGAGCCCGAGTTCAGGCGTTGAATAACCACCTAACGGGTGTTAACATATGAGCGACACAGAGATTGCCGTTGCC